CGGGTAAGGCTTCGCCACCCACTTGGGGTTCCATATTCCTCTTCGCCCAGCCAGAAAAGTCAGCCATGGCATCTGGAGGGACGAAGGGACGGGCCCCGGGAAACCGGGACTCATAAGTGCCAAAGAAAGTTTGGAGAATGGCAGAAGTGGCCGTGAACCCGGCCCACATCGAAAACGCCATATAAAGAACAAGAGCAACACTCCCAAGAACTCTATAACCATGTTGAGCGGCCCAACACATCAGCGACAAACTGAGCATGAGGACCAACAGGATAAGGATCAGCTTAATCCAAGGCCAGGCGGCAGCAATGCCATCACCAACTGAGGAAAAAGTCTTGGAAAAATTGTGGACAGCTTCAGTAAGACTAGAACAGGTAGAAGCAAAGCTACTGGCACTAGCGCCAAGAGCACTGAACCAGGAAAAGTTGAAGCCGAACTGAGGGCTGTTAGAAGGATCAACAGCCAGACACAAGTCCGTGAAAGCCACACGAGCTCTCTCAACATCCCGATCCTGGGTCTGCCTCTTTTGGTGGGCACGCTCAGCAGCGCGCCGAATCCTCTTAGAATCAGAGGCAATTTTAGGGTGGCGCTTAACAGCACGCGCAACCACAAACTGAGGGGCATGGACACGTTCCTCTCGACGAGCAGAGGAAACAGAGTTGTCAACAACAAAGTCATGAGAGCCAAACGTGGAAATAACAGCGGAAGCCCCACCACGTTTCTTCTTACCATCGGAGGACTGAGCTTCGTTGATGACGCCAGGACAGAAGAACTCAGACATGGCAGTCGCAATAAGCGACCTAGCACGGTAATATAATGGATAATACCACGGATACCGACGATTGCGAGACAAAAGCTCGACTTGGCAACGCGCAGTAGCGTCCTCAAGAGCGGCCAGGTAATCACGACGGGCATGGAATCGAGCTGTATCGATGCGAGAAAGAGAGACACGCTCTTCTGCATCCCAGACCTGCAACTCAATATTGAGGGGCTCACGGGACATATCGTCACGAAGGGCCTCCAAATTCATTTGGGCTTGGTCCCAGGCCAAATTAAGAGCAATCAAATGAGCGAGACGTCTAGCCAAGACAGCATCGTCAATGGCAAGAGCCTCAACGCGGGAAAAGAGGCACCAATAAGGAGGAACAACGGGCTCACAATGATCAACAACCTCCTGGTAAAAAGGGGCAATATCGTCGAGGCCGGTATATTCACCGTTGGCCCCGTTCAGTTGAGAACGAACCTCAACAAGGCGTTTTTGGAGGGAAAAACGCCGGGAAGCCAACAAAATCAAAC